CATTATCTTAGCTTTGGCTTCGGCCTCAGTAAGTTTTAGTTTAGCATTCGCCGTCTGAGCCTGCGTTTTAGCATCAAGCCAACTTCCTGCTAAACCCGCTATCGGTCCAATTATAGACTGTAACATTAATTTTCCTCCATCTGTATACTGGTCTTCTTGCTCTCGGCCTTTGCACTGTAAGCATTAAATCCCATAAAAGCTGCGACCACTCCAGAGGCCGCTATGACATATACACTTGCTATATCTGTTATTAAACTTGCCGCTTTGTCAAATCCAAGTACTGAAGCAAGCAAGATGATAAATGGGTAGATTAACATTCCCATAAGAGCAAAGCCTGTAAAACGTCGCTCTGCATTACGCTTGAGATCACGATCAATCATTTCTAATCGACGGTCTTCTAAGGCTATTTTATTCCACTCAGCACGTTCTATTACACCGTTGTTATTTGTATCTACTTTATCAAACTCTGTCATCTCTTTGCCCTCGCATACGCAATTGCTATTCTTTTTTCCCGTGTAATTATAACAACTTTCCCCGATTTGTCATATATTATGTATTTTCCTCGAAATTCTCTAAGTATCACAACTCTATTTGAATACAGACTATTTTTGAGTTGTCGTTTGTTACAAGAACTTTAGCTTCATCTTTGGCTATTTCGCACACTTCTTTTTTAGTGAAGCTGTCAATATGATAATGTTGAAATTCATTACCGTTAGCTGCGCTAGTTGTTAATTGAATCCATAATAATACCCACATCTACCAACGCCCCTGCCATTTCCCTAAAAAATAAAAAGCAATAAATAATAATCCACCACTTATCACAAAGATAAAAGCACCAATAGCAAAGTTAATAGCCGCATCAACTTGCTCCTGCTTACGATAAAGCTCATCTTTTCTTTGCTTACGCATCCTTGCCTCTATCGCCAAGACTTCTTTCCAAGCACTCGGCCCGTAGTTCCAAGAGATATGATCTTTGATCTCTGCCCTCATCTGCTCCATTTTTTTCTTATTAGCAAAGATTTCTAGGGCCGTCTCTTCGTCAGAGCCCTTAAACGTCTTTTTCCAAAACGGAGGATTCTTCTCACGTTCTTCAATGTTCGTAAAATCAGAGAAAGCCTTACCCCAATTAGACAGTTGACCCGTCATGTCTTGAAGATCTTTTCCTGCGGCGATGGCGGATTTCAGCCCTTTAAACGCCCCTGTCGCCATCATGACACAACTGACGGGGTCCATTAGCCACCTCGTTGCATCTTTTGACGCTGAACTTCAATACGTTCACGATTAGTATCGTTTCTCTGATCCGCTATATCTTCTATGCTTTCAATCCTAGCCGCATCAGTGGTAGCTCGTTGTTGCATCTTTTGCATCTCTAGATCGATTTGCGCTGCATCGTCCAAAGCCTTACGCTGCATATCTTGTTGTTTTACACCAAGTTCCTGCATTCTGATCTGTACAAGTGGATCTTTCATTGGATCCTCTCCTTGTGGCGTAATCTTCGGCATAAGCTCGTTCATCAACTGCATCTCCTGTAGAGCTACTGCTTTCTCTAGCTCCTCTGGATTTTGCATTTGTTGCTGAACTTCCATGATCTGTTGTTGTGCAGCCTGTGGCTCAAGTGCACCAGACTGAGCCATAAGTTGGACCTGAGAAATAAGTCCTTGGATCTCCGTTACAACCATCTCACGAGCTTTCTTAGATATGTGTTCTTGAATATGTCCCATCAATATCCCCATGACTTGTGGAGAGGTCATAACAATAGGAGTCTTCATAAACATGACATGAAGTTCGATATGAGCGTCATGATCCTGACCGTCAAAGGCCATCAATAACTCCCCAGTCAAGGCGCGAGCATTCTCAATAAGAGGGTCTAATGGCTGTGGCTGTGGTGGAGGAGGTAGTATCTCGTCAATGTTTTGAACCTCCAGAGCCTGATACATACGACGAAACGCTGCGTGTAGGTTGTGTACTTGTGGATTAGACTGAGCAAGCTGTAGCTGCGTCTGTGCCAATGTTACCCTTTGTGCCATAGAAAAGATATTTGGATCACTAACAGGAACCACATCAACACGACCATCAAAGTCAGAGGCCATAACTTTACGGTCCCCTCCTGCCACATCATACGGATATTCCTGCGGTAGATTATCTCTAAAGATCCTAGCTAGTATACGGAACTCGTTCTTCTGAGCGTAGTGGAGACGCTTGTGGATAGCAGACATAACTTTCATGCCACGTTCCAACAAGGCCACTGTAGTGCCCACAGGAGCCTCCTGATTCATGTTAGACGTTTGTTGATCTGCCAGTGACACAAATCGTCTTCCGTTATCTATGAGGGATCCTAGAAGCTGTGCGAGTGTACCCGAAGGTTCCTTGTACGGAAGCGGTATAAGTGCGTCCCTTATGTTGCCCCCAGGTGCATCAATGTCCCGCCACTCACCCGGCTGTAAAGGCTCGTCATCATTACGAACCCTCACGCCTCTGGCCTTGAATCCTGCCGGGAGGTTAGCAAGTGTACCCGCATCGATTAACTGTCGAAGGATACTCGTTGCCGCACGACCAAGACCACCAATCATGTGGATCAGACCAAAGCCATAAAAGCCTAGACCTGGCATAAACTTGTAGTGAACAAAATATTGTTGCTTCCTTGCTAGATCAGCACCCTCCTCAAAGTTACGTCGAACCGCAAGAACCTTTCCTGATCCCTCGTCTATCGTAACAATGTATGGCAGAGCTATACCTGTGGGTTCTCCGTCTGGAGCTATGTCCTCGAACCCTTCAAGGTCTAAGTCCACATGCATCTCCAGTATCGTAAACACATCGTCTGTATATCCACGAGAAGTGCCTTGTATCTCATCAATCTTCTGTCTTACTTCGTTTTCTTCATCATCATTCTTACTTAACTCTACGTCCCTGTAGAATCCTGCAATCTGCATTTTACGAACTTCATTTGCATCTATACGCAGAACATGTGTAACCCGTGCAGCCGTCTGTAAATCAGAAGCTGCGTAAGATACTACTAAATCCTGTGCAGGAACAAACTTAGAAACAGGTCTTTGTTTCGCTTCGTCGAAATAAACCTTCTTAAAACAAGAACCAGACAACGGTAAATAAAACAACAACTGATCCATATCAGGGTCAAACTCTTCCATGACCTCTGTAATCTGGTAGTTCATAAAATCTTTCACACGAGAAGCCTGTTCCTCACGGGCTGCATCCTGCAAACCAAGAACTTGTGTCTGAACAGGACCACCCGCAGGTAACATCTCTTTGTATGCCTGCGCCTGAAACTGAGTTACGCTTTCTGAAATTAACGGGTGCGTGACCCCAGAAGCCCCTTCAAACGGCTGACTACGCTCTTCATACTTGACACCAAGCTGATCCAAACCTTTTGTATAAGTCTCTTCCCACTCAGAACGAGACTCCATATCATCCTCATAGGAGCCCCTAAGATCCGACGAGATTTCTCCAAGATACGCTTCATCTAAAAACTCCGCTAAATTGTCTGTGTGATTGGGTTCAGGTATAGCAGCTTCCTCTGCTGCTATTATATCTGCCAAGCTTTGCACTATTGCTCCGCCCTGTCCATCGTTTATAACTTCCGCCCCACCAGTAAAGTCTTGGGGCTGTGGCACAGATACATCAACAGACGTTGCGTCTGCTGCCATGTCTTCGGGTCTAATCCCTGAATCTACAAGTGGTGGCAATGCCATTAGTAATACTCCCGTCTAGGACGATACTCGTCAATTTCTTCGTTCTCGCCGTGTAAGGAAATAAAACCACCCTGACGAAAACGCATTAATGCTAGTGTCATGCTATCACAAAAGTCATCATGATCGCCATTAGGAAATGACACTACCTCTTCAATTACCTCATCTGCAAACTTTTTATCACTTGGTGCCCATACTACACCCGCTTCAAACAACGGCGCAACCATGTGCATTCTAGTTATTTTATCTTTTCCTTTGCCCGGAGAGAAGCCCAAAGCAGGTATCCCACGTAAACGTAACTCGTCAATTAAGGGTGTACCCGTAGCTTTTGCCTCCACAATCACCATGTCAGGCTCCCAATATTCGTGCTCGTCATAAGCAATCTCTTTTAATTCTGGGAAATTCCAACGACCTCGCCGTGCATCCATAAGAATTAAGTTATCTGCCCCACCTTCGTCTGGTTCAAACACCCCCCAAGTCGTAATCGCACTGTAATCCGCTGATTCTTTCTTGGAAAACGCCGTATCATACGACTGAATAATGTATTTGATAGGAGGAATAGCCTCTTTTTCCCAAGATTGCCACCATTCTCTCTTAACTATGGCCGATTCGGACGTAGTTGGCGTTTGTTGCCACTGTGCATTCCATTTTCCTACAGGTAACGACGCTTTAATAGACAATAGTGCGTCTTTTTCCCAGAACTCAGGCCATAATGGGTCATCTGATGGTAGAATTGCAGGAAATTCCACCACTTCCCACTGATCCGCCATGACATCACCGCCCTGTGCAGCCATCAAACGGCCTGTCAAGTCCTTTTTTCCCCACCTTGTCATAACAATTATGATCGCACCACCCGGTTGAAGCCTCTGACGAGGTCCAGAAGTGTACCATTCATACGCATTGTCGAATGCGCTCTCGCTCATAGCGTCTTGTTCCGAGTGTGGATCGTCAATAACAAACAAATCCGCACCACGACCAGTTACCGCAGCACCTACCCCCGCCGCGAAGTACTCTCCGCCTTTGTCTGTACCCCACTTACCTGCACCTTTGTTGTCTTCTTTAAGGTGAGTATTCGGAAAAATCTCTTTATAAGCCGGATCATCGATCAAGTCCCTCACTTTTCTACCAAAACGAACAGCTAACTCAGTATTGTGAGTAGCCTGAATAATCTTTAACTTAGGGTTTCTACCCAAAAACCAAGCAGGCATCAGAAAACTAGCAAACTCAGACTTAGAATGACGAGGTGGCATGTTAATAATCAACCGCTTTAACTTACCCTGCGCCACTTGCTCAAGCTTTTCCGCAATAACTCGATGGTGCCTGCCCTCAATAAAGTTCTCATACACATGATGCGCAAAGGGCATGAAATAATCTTGCGCTTTTTCCCTCAAATCTAATGTTTTCTTAGCCTCAGTCAGTGCTAAGATTTCTTTTAACGCTTCTTCAGGAAGTGTTTGTAGATTCATGAGCCATCCATCAGGTTTTCAGAAGGTAACTTCTCGGCCCCCGTGCCTTGAATCTCGGCTAGTCTTCTCAAATACTCAAGCTCCGCATTCGGAGCAATGTATCCATACCCATACTGCGGATTCGCCGTAGGTGCCAAGTAAGACGTTGGATCTGACATAACTGGTCCCGCAGGAACTGTTTGATCCACTCCCGGTTGTGGCACGTAGAAAGAATATTGACCTGTTTGCTGTGGCTGATAATACGGCGCAACCGTAGGTCTCGCTCCAGATAATCCCGCTATTCCAGACGTGTATCCCGGTGCTTGCTCACCAACAGGCGGTACTTCGTCATCATCACCTTCAGGTGTAAACTCTGTTGTAGGCGTGAACGTAGTATCTGATGTAAAATCGTCGTCTTCTTCTGTGAACGTTGTAAGAGTTCCAACGTCCGTGGTATTTGTTACCGCTGCGGGTACATTAGTGGCAGTCTCAGTTACCGCTGCGGGTACCTTGGTCCCAGTATTTGTTACAGCCGTAGTAGTGGTCCCCGTGTTGGTAGCATTTACTGTTATCTCCGTAACCCCACTCGAGATGGTCGTGTTAGTATTCGCAGGAACCGTGGTAGTCTCAGTAACACCCGTATTGGTATTAGTTGTTGTGACCGTGGTATTTCCGTTTGCATCCACAGAAGTTGTTATTTCAGTATCACTCGTTGAAATAGTTTCGGTAGAGTTTGTATTTGTCGTAGTCGTAGTTGCTGTGGCATCTGACCCTGCTGTCGTAGTTGTTGTGGCATCTGATCCTGCTGTTCCAACAACTTGACCCTCCGCATAGGTGGTCCCTTCAATAGTTCCGTTAGCAAGGACTCCACTCGATGGGTCTCCAACGTAAATTAATCCGTCCCTACTGTAGAGCGTGTTACTGTTATACGCTCCAGGTGTAGATACAAGACTCGTGATTCCTGTTCCATCCGTCCCTGAAGAAATAGAAGCACCCGCATTCGTAACAGCCGTAGAATCATTGTTCTCAACCGCAGTAATTACGTCCGTAGTATTAGACATGTCACTACCAGGAGAAATAACCGCAGTAAAACCTGTCTTGTTATTTGTAAAAGTTATTCCTGCACCCGTGGAGTTTATGGTCACAGCCGAAGATCCAGACGCCACTGCCTGTTCCGCAGCCGTTAAATCAGCAGTCGTGGTCTCCGAACCACTAATCGGAACCGAAGAAGAAATAACAGAGCCTACATTTACACTCTGACCACTACTCGTGTCCGTGATAATTAAATTACCGTTACTGTCCGTGACTATCGAAACATCACCACCAGAGTTCAGTATCTCAGACGCAGTTGCAAGATCCGTGGCACTTGGTCCACCCGTAGAAGTTTCACCACCCGTTGGAGTAGGCGACTCAATAGCCTTGTTTATAGCGTTGTTGATTGTGGCTAACGTAACACCACCACCAATAAGAGAACCCACGATTCCTTCATCTATACTATATGCTTTACCAAACTTATCAGTGCCAAGTTGTTGATCCACTGCAAAAGCCGCAGCATTCTGCTCAACATATCCTTCAGTTACCGCTTCCTCAACCATGTTACCCGCTACTGTTGCAATAGACCCTGCACCAGATCCAGGAAGTATTGTAGAGAACAGCACGTTACTTATCGCACCAATCGGTAAACCAATTGCACTTGCCGTTATGGAGGCCGACCTGCTAAGAGTTTCAGCCTCTGCTTCAGAGTATCCCATCTCTATAGCGGTATTGTATGTGTCATCCCTAGCCTCGGTTCCAACTTC